TTTGCAGACCAATTGCTTCCATGATTTTTAGACCCTCTTATTTATATTTATCTTAGTATGAATATGTATATGATAATATGGAAATAGGGGGTTACTCGCCTGTTTTCATTGAGAAACCCCGTTCCATTTTTTGCCCATATTTCCATTTTTTGGGTTCTGCTTCCCTTTTTCAGGTTCCGGTGTCTAATTCGAGGTCCAAGTCATCGAAGCAGGACATAACTTCCTCGGTCTTGATGCCGGTAGACTCGATGTAGTCAACGATTGTCTGGATGGATTTGTGTTTGGTCACGGACTGAATGTATTCGGCTGTCCTGCCCTCAACGGCCAACGCTGTGATGACTCCACGTCTGAACGAGTGAGTGCCGTAACCCTTGGGGTCGTAGCCAGCCAGTTCGAGGTAGGAACGGGTAAGAGACTGAAGGGCACGCTCTGTGAGTCGTCGGCCAAGGTTGCGGTTGTAAGTGTTCACAGCATGAAAGACTGGAACGCCTGCCGTGTTGCCGTTGATGTGTGAAGCATCGAGCCAACGCCGGAGGGCCTTGGCAGGGTTGCCTAGGTTCTTGGTTGTGATCATCTTCTTCATGGCTGTGTTCTGTTGAGCCTTCGATTTGGGCCAGGTCAAATGATAGCCGTAGAACTTGTTGTCTCTGACGATTGGCTCAACGTTGTCTCGGGTGAGTCCTGTCATTTCTGACACCCTCGCGCCCGTGGACCATTGGACGGTCAGAATCGCCTCGTTCCTGATCGTGTAAAGGCTGTCTGGGCCGTGGTGGTTTCGTCCGGCTCTGATGAGTGCGGCGAGGTCCTGCGGGAGGATTGGTTTCATTTTACGCTTTTTGTAGCCGTTTGACGCTGCCTCTCTGGCTGCTCCGTCGATGGCCTTTTTTACTTCTGGGTGGTCGGTGGGCGGTAGACGGTCAGGGTGCAGGGCCTTGAGTCGTTTTTTGATGCCTGCAAGTCTCGCCCTGATCGTGGTCGGGGCGTAGCCCAGCTTGTTGCCGTTTGGTGCTTCGTCTTGCATCCAGCAAACGAATTCCAACACGTCGTCAGATGTTGGGTTTTCTGCGTCAATCCCCTCGACCACGCAGAATTGAACCCAAATTTTCCAGGCTACGTCGTAAGAGTCCGTCGTGTTTTTCGCACACGACTTCCCCTTTAGCGCCTTGATGCGCTCGGAACGCTTACCCATTTTTAGTACTCCCAGTTACGGTGTTGTTGTTCTAGGTGCCCCGTAGATTGCCGTCCTTGGTGCCCCTGTTTCCCGTTTATTGTATCCCTATTTTTTTCGGTCGTCGATTACGATTTGGCCCAATTCTTTGACTCTTCGAATGACGAAATTTTCCCATTCCTCGGTTGTCATGGACGTGCTCCGTGCGTGGACGTTCTTCACGCTCCGCTCGGAAAGCACCTCGGGTGGCATTCCCGAGAGGCCCTCGGCGAGGTTTTGCCTTGTTCTCTGAACGCTCTCTTCCATCGTGCAGCCTTCCCGGTAGTGTTTTTGGACATCGCGATGAATTTCATGGTCACGGTAGGCCCGCTTGGGCTGGCCAGGATTGTTCGCGAGGAACTGCTGGCCGTCTTTAACTGCGTTTAGCCGTTCGAGAACGTAGAGGAGTGCCAAAGGGTTCTCCGCAGCGAGGAGGAATGAAACGGGCACTTTAAGCTCAACCGTCTGCTCAATCCATTGTTTAATCAAGCGCGTGGACGCCTCCGCTTGCTCGGTACCGTTGCCGTAAGTCGCTGTTAAGTAGTCTTTTCTACCTTGCATTGTGCTGTTGCTCTTTCCCCACCAAGACAGGTTGCCGCCTTGCGTTGGTGGTCTACATACTGCTTTCTCGTACAAAAACTAGACCCTATATTTCGGGAAATAAATGGGGGTTACCGATCAGGTATCGCCCGACATTCAACCAGGCGGTCAGCTTTGGGGTTCCTCCAAACCTAGCTTTTCCTGCACTTTCAGCTTGATAGACTCAACCTGCTCGGCGCTCATGTTCGTGGCTATATGCTCGGCCATTGCTGAAGCCTCTTTGGCTTTTGGGTCGTTTGGGGCTGTTATTGCCAGCGTTAACGCTAGCTCTAGGGCTTTTTCTTGGTTCATTGTGTGGGCTCTCCTCTGTGTTTCTCGTTCTGACGGTGTTCTGACCTCATCAGGCGCGTAAGTCAACGCACGACGCCCGGTGGGCGTTTCGGTCTTATTTGAGCTGTTTGTCTGAGTCCCACTCGGCCATGATGATCACTTGGGTTTCATCGCAAGCACCCAAAACATTCCAACCTTCCCTGATGAGGTGCGCCAATGCATTTTGTTGGGCGCTGTTAAATTCATAGGAATAAAGAATGACAATAGACTTACGCATGCGTTTATCAGTCAATCTGATTCTGGATTGTAAAGTGTTCGTTGCTGGGAGGTATTTGTAAGTAATGCAGCGCAAGTTTTTTACTCTGTCAATCTGCTTCTTTATGTCTGTCATGTTGCTGTCCTTTCCACTTTGCCGAGTGGGTTAGTTGGCCTTTGGCCAGTTTTCTTCTGTCTTCCAGCATCCGTCGCATTTTGGCGGGGTGATGGTGCAGAGGTATTCTTCGGGTCTGCCTTTGATGAGTCGGCAATTTGGGCCATCGGTCCCAAAGCCAATGCAATCACCGCAGAAAACGTATCCTAGCTGGTCTATCTTAAAGTGCTTCATGTTGTTCCTCATCTTACCAGCCTCCGCTCAGTAGACGGTCAATGCGTGCCGAGTCGCTGTCGAAACTAATGGCATGAACGCGAGTGCTGTAGGTGTTTAGCAAGTCGAAGTCTTCACCGGCTCTGGACATGTGCGCCATCTTTCGAAAATCGCCTTCTAGTCCGTCTTGATTCTTTACAAGTGAATCGATGGCCTGGTGTAGCGACTTCCATTTGTATTGTAGGTCAAATGCTTCGTGAGGGATTGCGTTTGGCATGTTGCTGTCCTTTGTTGTTGGGGCTGTGTCAGGGTAGAGAAATGGCATCCAAGATATGCTGCGCGAAACATGTATCTTGGAAACACATAGGCGCGGTGTATCTTGGTGTCTTGCCGATTCTCATTCTGAAACAGTCCCAATGGTTGTTGTTCTGGTCGGTTGCCGCCGACATAACTTCTGTTATGTGAACCATCGTAAGCTTTCTCGTTCCGATACACAAGATAAAAAGACAAATTCCCCCTCTTTGATGTACGTGAGAGGCTCCCAGAGCCAATCTGAGGCGTTTCTCAGGGTGAGACGTGCCCAAGGCAGGCCAAAAGGCTGACGGGGCTCAGAAAAGCTCTCAGAGCTTCGAGGGGGGTACCTCCGCAGGCCGGTTTCCCCTAAAAAACATTAATACCCACTCCAAAACTTTCTCGTTATTGTTTCCCAAACGAGAAACGCTGTCTTGGATCTCAAAATTGGACTCAGCAACAATGCACACAGGCCATTGTTATGGGTGCGGGCAGGTAAGACATGTTTCCCCACAGGATCCTGCCCGTGCCCTCGACCAGAAAGACCAACGTGAGCAAGAAGACCAAGCTAAACGTCAAATATGACTTCCGTACGGCCCAGGACCGCCAATCAAAAACTGAACGCTCTTTGGAGGCTGACGAACTTCTCGCCTCCGACGCCCTGGACGTAGAGATCAACAAAGACCTCCCCAGCAAGGTAGATGTTCACGTCTACCCATCCATCCACAGCATGATGCACAACGCTTACGCCACCATCGACTCAGAGTTCCGCCAACTCTCTCGAATCAGTCAGGGCTCAGGCTTGGACCATTACCAATCGAAGCACTTCACCAACATGGTGAACTCCTACGCCAAACTGATGCAGCTAGAACTCGACATTCGCCAATCCTCCGACCTCGAAGCCCAATCGGACGAACAAATCCAACGCTTGGCAGAACAGGCTTACAAAAAACTCACCGGCAAGAAGATGCCGACTGTAAACAAGAAGAACAAAAACGATGGATGATCTACGCTCACATATTCACCGCACAACGAAGTGCCACAAGTACACGCGAAACGACCCAATCAAGAAAGGCACACCAGAGGCCACCTACGACCCCAAACGCTTGGACAAGCTGCCTGTACGCATACGCCCGAGTGAACGCCAGGATGGCCAGCTGATTTATCAGTCATGGCTAAAGAGCTACCAATCCAAAAACCTGGACCAGCCGAAAAAGACCTTCTACCAGTTGCACAAGGACGTGGTGAAACGGCTGCTCCAAGGAGCAATCACGCTAGTTGCCTGTGACCAGAACCAAAGTTCCGAGGTCTACGCGTGGCTCTGCGCTCAACGAACCGACCGCTTCTTGATAGTCCATTACGCATACACAAAAGCGTCGTTTAGGCGCTTTGGTCTTCAGAAGGCCCTTCTTGGAGGGTTTCAATACGCGAAAGGTGAACCCGTGCTGATCTCACACAACGGACCAGTTGTTAGTGACTTAAAGCGCGCAGATCACACGCTGATGTACGTACCGCACTTGCAGCACGAGGGTGGGGTCAAACGAGTAGAGGAAATCTATGGAAATAATCGCAATGCAACTTAAAGAGTCAGCCAAGCCGCTGCTCAACATGACGCACATCAACACCAGCACAACTAAGCACGCAAGCTATAAGCTAACGCTCGACAGCAGCGCACAATTCCTTGAGGTCCAAACGCCCGACAGGGGCACATACATGGTGCCCATCCAGTCCATTAGCTGGATGCAGCCAGCGAAACCCGCCAAGCCCCAACGCCTGCCCGTAAAGCGCAAGCCACCTAAGAGTGTCACGAGGAAATGAGCAAACCTGCCTCCAAGCACGACGCGAGAGCCGTTCTACGCGAGTACATCAAACGCTTCGGTGACGTTCCAGAGGAACAGGCCCAGCAGATTGATGAGAAGCGGAGCTTTCGTTGGCGAGAGGACTTGTTTGATTTCCAACTGAACTTCATCGACGACCCAGCAAAACTAAAAACAGCCCTTTGCAGTCGGCGGGCGGGAAAGACGTATTGTGCTTGTTACTACCTCATCGAGATAGCCACACGTAAGCCTGGAAGTATTAGTGCGTACATCGCGCTCACGAGAGGGTCGGCTAAACGACTCATGTGGGCTGAGTTGAAGCGAGCAGCGCGCAAGTACATGCTGGACGTAAGGTTCAACAACTCTGAGCTAATCGCGACGCTCAAGAATGGAAGCCAAATCATATTGACCGGCGCAAATGATGAGGCAGACGTGGACAAGCTAAGGGGTTCAGCTTACGCGTTGGTTATTCTAGATGAGGCAGCAAGTTTTGGTCCCCATATGGACAGTCTGGTTGAGGAAGTACTTGAGCCAGCATTAGTAGACCATCAGGGAACCATGGCGATGATAGGCACGCCGTCCGCCGCCTGCTCTGGGATGTTTCACAACGCCACCACGGACAAGTCCTATGGATACAGCAATCACGCTTGGACCATCCGAGACAACCCACACATCCCGCACTCTGAGGAGTGGCTAGCCAAGAGAAAGAAGCAACGCGGCTGGTCAGACCATAACCCCATCTACCTGCGTGAGTGGTGCGGCCAGTGGGTGCGCTCTGACGATAGCTTGGTGTACAGATTCACTGAGCAGAACATTGTCCAATCCATCCCATTGCATGAGCATGAATTCGAGTATGTGCTGGGGGTAGACTTGGGCTACGAAGACTCTACGGGCTTTGTGGTAGGTGCTTTTACGCGAGACCTCCCAGAGTTCTACGTAGTAGAGACCCACAAAGAGAGCCATCTCATCCCAAGCCAAATTGCGGAACGCATCCGAGAGTATCACAACGTCTATAACTTCACGGTGATGGTGGCTGACACTGGCGGCCTGGGTAAGTCCATCGTTGAGGAATTCAAAACCCGTTACTACTTGCCCATACGACCCGCAGAGAAGCGCCACAAACTAAGCTACCAGGAACTGCTCAACGGCGACTTGGCAGATGGCAAGATCAAAGTTTTGGAGGGCAGCGACCTGCTGGAGGAGTGGAAGTATCTCCAGTACGACGAAGCCAAACGCCGGGATTCAGACCGCTATGAAAACCACCTAAGTGACGCTTGTCTCTACGCGTGGCGCGAATCGAGACACTACACCCACACTGAGCCAACGCTAGAGCCAGCAGCTGGCACAGCCGCGTATTACCGCAAGCTAGAGCAGCGCATCATAGAGAACCTCGAAAACAAACTGACCGAAGACGAAGGAGAAGCGTGGTGGGAGAGTCACTATACACTGAATTAGACACGCTAGAGGCCCTGATGCACTTGGCGGAAGACCATAACCTAAAACGCCTGAAGATAGGGGAGTTCGAGATTGAGTTCTTCGAGAGCCGACCCCTGCCTGTGCAAGGTGTAGCCGACGAATTGAAGTATGACTTCGATGACGACCGTTCAGATGACTTCTACTCAGGGATTTAAGGCATGAAGTTCGAAAAAGAATACTGGTGGGCCAGTTCAGACAATCCTCATGAGGGAGTGGTTGAGGCGGTAGAGGGAATCAAGGACGCCCAAGAATTCCGCAGCACTGATAACCTCTACCACCTTCGCCTCTACGGGAATATCGCACCCACAACGCTGGGCAGCGTGAGTAACTACGAAGGCGCAAAGTCTTCATCGAATCACAGGGTAACGCTCAATGTCATTCAGAGTTGCACGGACACAGTAACGGCCCGAATCGCAAAGAATAAGCCCAAGGCTACCTTCCTAACGACTGGTGGCGATTGGTCCATGCAGCAGAAGGCTAAACGCCTGGATAAGTTTGTACAGGGGCAGTTCTACAACTCAAACATCTACGATGTGGCTCCAAAGGTCTTCTTGGATGCCTGTGTGTTCGGCACAGGCTTTATGAAGATCTACGAGATGAACAACCAAATCAAAGTAGAACGCACCTTCCCTGATGAGATCTACGTTGATGACCTAGAAAGCCGCTACGCCGAGCCGCGCCAGATGTTTCACCGCAAGACGGTGAACAAGGACGTATTGCTGCACGCTTTCCCTGAGCATCGTGATGCAATTTTGAGCGCCGAACGGGTAGAGGAAACCTCAAGCCACTACCGGGCAGCAGAACAGTGTGCCGTATACGAAGCCTGGCACCTACCCAGCGCCCCAGGCGCTGATGATGGCCGCCATGTAATTTGTATAGAGGGCGCGACCCTGGTCGATGAATCGTGGGACAAAGACTACTTTCCGTTTGCCATCATTCGGTGGACTGAGCGCCTGTTGGGGTTTTTCGGCCAGGGCCTTGCAGAACAGCTTACGGGTGTCCAGATTGAGATTAACAAGCTGCTCAAGGTCATTCAGGACTGCATGCACCTATCACGGCCAAAGCTGTTCATAGAGGCCGGTAGCCAAATCTCAAAGGCACACATCAATAACGAAAACTGGGGCGTCATTGAGTATCGCAACCAGCCGCCGCAGTTCTTCGTTCCCAAGACGGTATCGGGTGAGGTCTTCAGCCATCTAGACCGCTTGTTTAATCGGGCCTACGAGATAGCGGGCATCTCCACGCTATCAGCCCAATCCAAGAAACCAGCAGGACTTGAGTCAGCTGTAGCACTTCGAGAATTCTCAGATATTGAATCCGAGCGCTTCATGATTACGGCTCAGGCTTATGAGAATCTATTCTTAGAGGCAGCCAAGCAAATGATTGGCCTTGCCAAAGACATGCACGAGCGCGGCGAGAAGGTCGAAGTCATCTCACATGGCGACAAAGACATAGAGCGCATTAAGTGGAAGGAAATCAATCTGAAGGCAGACCAATACGTGATGAAGGTCTACCCGACGAGCCTCCTACCCAGCACACCAGCCGCAAAACTTCAGAAGGTTATCGAAATGCTCCAGGCCCAGATGCTCACGCAGCAAGAGGCCCGCATGCTTCTCGATTATCCTGATTTGGAATCGGTGAACCAGTTGGCTAGCGCAAGCTACGATGAAATCAACATGGTCATCGAGGATATGATTGAGAAGGGGAAGGTCCATCAGCCTGAACCTTTCACGAACTTAACGCTGGCCATTCAGATGGTCCAGAATGCCTACACAAGGTCGAAGGTCCAGGGTGTGCCTGATGAGCGCCTTGACCTCCTGCGAAGGTATTTGGATGGGTGCATTCAGATGCTTACGTCGATGCAAGCAGCCGCACAGCCCACTACCCCACAGGGAGGTGAGGAGGCGGAGGGAGCTGGGGGGCCAGCGTTGGGTTCGTTACCAGAACTGACAGGAGGCACACCGCCTGCTGGCATGGAAACCATGGAGGAGGAGCTGATGACAGAGCCTACTCCAACACCAATGATGTAATAACGGAGACAATTGAATGGAAGAGACAGCACCAGCGGCAGAAGTCGCTGAAGTCCAGACAGAAGCGCCAGCAGTAGAAGGCGCACAGGCAGAGCAGACAGAACAACAACCAGAAGCTCAGGAAGCGGCACCACCAGAGCCAAAGCAGGAATACGACGCTGACGCTGTGCGTAAGTTCCGCGCACTGGCAAAGCGCGAGCGTGAACTTCGAAGCAGAGAACAAGCCCTCAAAGAACGAGAGGCCGCACCGCAGCGAAACCCCTACGATGACATCCAGATGCTAGCGCGTACTGACCCGCTCAAAGCGATGAAGTCGCTGGGCATCAACTACGATGAGCTAACCCAGCAAGTTATCAACGATGGCAACGTAACGGGGGAGATGAAGCTACAGCGCGAAAACGCTGCACTACGCGAACGCCTGGATAAGATTGAGAGCCAGTTTACTGAACGTGTAAAGCAGGACGAGAAACTGCGTTACGAATCAGCTTATGGGGCTTTCATTGACGAGATTAAGGGATTCGTGAAGAATAGCGACAGCTACGAACTCATCTCGAAGACTGATGCATATCAGGATGTAGCGAACGTGATGCAGAAGCATTACGATGACGTGGGTGAGGTGATGTCGTACGCTGATGCTGCTCGCGAAGTTGAAAGCAGCCTTGAAGCGATTGCGGAGAAGTACCTCGGTACTAAAAAGCTAGAAGATAAGTACAGGGCCAAATGGTCCACCTCAGCGACTACGGAAGAGCCCGTCGAGCAAGACAGACAGGAGCCCCAGGCTTCTAATCGACCTAAGACATTGACGAACGAACTTGCTCATGGACGAAGCGAGAGCCAGACAGGCTTATTGCCTCGCGACGAGTCCCTGAAGCGCATGGCTGACATGCTTAGACGTGGAAGCCAATAATCACGAGGTGAGATCATGGCGTTAGGCGTATTTAAAGGTACCGCAGCAACCGGCGAAACAGTCGTAGTTGACGCACTCAAGCAGCATTACAAAAAAGAGCGAATTAAGGAGATGGTTTACAAAAACAATCCCCTTCTGGCGTTGATGCCAAAGTATGAGAGCTTTGGTGGTGAGAACCTTTCGGTTCCAATCATTGTCGGTGGCCCTCAGAGACGAAGTGCTACATTCTCCAACGGTCAGGCCGATAACTCATCGACCTCAAACGTTAAGAAATTTTTGCTCGAACGTGTTCGCGATTATTCCTTCGCGAGTATTACACACGAAGCGATCAGGGCTAGTCAGGGCAACGCTGACGCATTTGTCCGGTACGCAACGATGGAGATTGACGGTGCAATCCACGCACTGAAGCGTTCTATCGCTGTTGCAATGTATCGCGACGGTAGCGGTGCAATTGGTCAGCAGAGCACCACAGCATCAGACCCACAGGGCGCGAAGCTGATCACGCTGGAGAACCCTGAAGATATCTCTAACTTCGAGGTTGGGATGAAGATTGTCTTTGCAGAGTCAAAGACTGGCGCACTTCTCTCTAACGTCGGAACCAAAGAGATTGATTCAGTAGACCGTTCTGCGGGAACGTTCACGGTTAAGGTAAACCTGCATAATGACGCTGATGCTGGTGACTACATCTTTCAGCTTGGTGATGCACATGCTGGTGTAGACTTTAAGAAGATTCGTGGCCTTGAAGCATGGTGTCCTGCATCAGCTCCAAGTTCTGCATCTTTCTTCGGAGTTGACCGAACTTCAGATGTGACTCGTCTCGGGGGCAACCGCTACGATGGATCTGCACTTCCAATTGAGGAAGCGTTGATCGAAGGTCTTAGCCTTTGCGCTCGTAACGGCGGAACTCCTAGCCATGTCTTCATGCACTACAAGAACTATGCACAGCTTGAGAAAGCACTAGGTTCTAAGGTTCAGTATGACAAGGTAAGCTCTTCTGATTCTTCTGTTGGCTTCACGTCAATGAAGATTCACGGGCCTGCTGGAACCGTTGACGTTATTCCAGACGTAAACTGCCAGGCAGATGTTGCTTGGGGTCTTCAGCTTGATACCTGGAGCCTTAACAGCCTTGGGGCAGCTCCACAGATTCTTGACCTAGATTCCAATAAGCTCCTTCGGGAAAGTACAGCTGACGCTTACGAGGTACGCTGCGGTGCCTATATGCAGATTGGCTGCACGGCTCCTGGGTGGAACGTTCGGATTGCACTTTAATTCAGACTCACTGAAAGGAGATTGAGTTATGGCAAACCGTGATTTTAAAGATTTTCAAGCCGCAGAGCGTGAAGTTAAACGCCTGTACTTGAAAGCCACCATCGGAGCTTCGGGCGCACCAACGCTTGTTGCTGCTGACAGCCTGGGCATTAAAACTATTGTACGGAATACCACGGGTGACTACACGATCACTCTTGGCGTCCCATCCGGTGACACGGAGAAGTACAACAAACTGCTTTGGGCTGACGGAAAGCTTTTGGACCCAGACGCTGAGGACATCCGCGTGCAGATTGACACGGATAGCATCTCAAGCGCTGGCACCATGAAAATTCTGACTGTGACAGGCGGCAGTGCCGCAGACCCATCAAACGGGGCAACCTTGATGATGGCTCTTGATGTCAAAAACAGCAGCGTGAAGTAATGGCCAGGAAACCGGGCATTGCACGCATGGCTTTAGAGGCTGGCAAACCGCAGAAAAGCGGGGAGCAGCCAAACAAAGAGATGTACCGCGTTGCCAAAGTCGAGGCGTCCAAGGCTCTGATTCAGGGCCTGGGCGCTAAAGACGCCAACGCTGTAGCTGATGCGTTTGAAGATTTGTATGAGATCTGCGTAGCAGCAAACGACTACTAAAAGAGGGGGGCCTCCATGCCAGCGAACACGATTACATGCGGCGATTTAATCACTGCGGTAAGGCGTAGGGCTGACATGGAGGGATCCACCTTTGTCACCGATGCGGAGATTCGCAGCTACATCAACGTTGCTGTTGCAGAACTCCATGACATCCTCGTGCAGAAGTATGAGGATTACTACATCAACAGTGACACGACCTACACTCTCCCCATAGCGGACAATAAAGGCACGTTGCCAGACCGATTCTACAAGATGCTCGGCGTTGATTTTGCGACTGGCGGAAACACGTTCCGGGTGCGTCCTTACAAGTTTCAAGAGCGAAACATGTACGGCAGTAACGCCACGTCTGGAACGCTTGCAAATCGCTTAACCTACCACGTCCAGGGCAATGAGATTCATTTCCGGCCAGCGGACGCATTGCCTAGTGGAACGGTAACGATTCACTATGTGCCGCAGGCAGACCAGTGGGCTACCAATGGCAGTGAAGACTCCGAGGCGCTAAGTGTGAACAACCGGGCGGTAGCTCCAGGGTATGAGGAGTACATCGTTATCGATGCAGCCATCAAATGCCTACTCAAGGAAGAGGCCGATGTGACGGTTCACTTGGTACAGCGCGAGAGTGCCAGGCGGCGAATCGAGGAGGCCGCAGGTAAACGTGACGCTGGTGAGCCTTACGCCATTAGTGACGTTACGACGGGCACGGCCATCTCTGACTTTTACTGGAGGTAAGCCATGCCAATCAATTACCTCCGATATCGCACAGACAACCCCGATATTGAGCAAGTGCAAGATAGCGTCGAGAAGAAGTTTGGCGAGCTTGATGGGCTGGCAATTCTTAACGGCAAACTGCTTAAAGATGTCGAAATCACCAACAATGTTACGAACAAGATTTACCACGGACTGGGCCGACCATATCAAGGTTACATCGTCACGAAAATTGATGAGAAGGTCGTGGTCAAAGTCGTTACAGCAGACGATACAGACCCAGGCAAGTTCATCCCCCTATCGGTTGTCAGCTACGACGCTGTAGCAGATTTGTGGGTATTCTGATGCCACTTACCAAAGAAGTAGTCAGTTTTCCATTCGCTGCCGGTCTTGATGAGAAGTCATCGGACAAAACAACGCCACCAGGCAAGCTGGTCACAGCTGACAACGTTCGAATAGAGAAGACTGGTCAGATGATTAAGCGTGAGGCTTATGTGCGGCAGTCTCGGACAGGCAAAGCTCATAGCTCACTCATAAGCTCTGACATGACCAGCGGGACCTCAGCCATTCCTCACAAGGATGGTATGCTGCTTTTAGCCGACGAATACGCATACAAAAGAACAAGCACCGCAAACTCGACAACTCCCGGCGACTTGGTGGCGTTTGCGAATCATACGCCTTGCCACTTAACGCATGAGTTTGTTCGATCAGACAGACGATGGAAGACAGGCAACGCTCACCATGTTCGCAATAACGGGTATGATGTATATACCTATGTTCGATATGCGCTAGATACCGATGAAACAGAATACCACACCATGCTTGAGGTGTATGATTCTGAAACCGGCGAGAGTCTCTACGCCGATACGATTGATACGGTAGTTGTGACGCAGGTTACTAACTCCATCCCACACGGTCTCTACTTTCACCCGCAGCCCCAGCTTTTGGCTCTTGGTGATTACGTGTTCATTTTCCTCGTGGATGACGCTAGGGCGGGCGGCACACCAACCCTGAAATACTGCTCGATTAGAACGAGCACGGGAGTGGCTAGCTCAATCATTCCTACAAGCTTGGCCTCGATGGGTGTTTCGATCTACGCATCGCACCCAATTTATTCAGTCGATAAAGCAAAGAACTACTTCACAACCAACACACTAAGCCAGTCTTCTGGGTGCGTACTACTGGCATATGTAGGTTCGAGTGATGTCATTAAGTTGCAATACTTTACGGTCAGCTCGGGCACCCTAACGGGCTCCGGGGTTACAGGTGCGACTCTCAGCTATGACGTAGTAAACACATCAGGAGTAGACAAGGACCTATTTTTCTCAGAGGTTGAGACTTCAAGCCTTGGTGCAGCAATTGCTGATGAGAATCCGGTTGTCGCCGGGCTAAGTTTAAGCTGCCTTAACGATATCAATGGGGCTGATAGCGATCTTGTTAACGTGGTTTGTTACACGGCCTCTACGGCCTCCGGTGGCGGTGGGTCAGCCGTCCCGCAGGCCAGCTTTTTTGGGGCAAAGCTTTCAACTTCCCCAGAAACGATTAACCTTGGGACAGGCAAGTCTGACTATGTGATGGTTGCGGCTGGTGCTGCATCGCAGAGTGATGGTGGCTCGGTTCACATCTACTCAGAGCTTTCTCTAGAATCCACGGCCATCGACGCATCAACCAGTTCAGCGGCAGATCGGTACAGCGATCACGTAGTTGTTCTCTCGAAGCACACTCGTGGGGGCTCAACTAACTACTACGATATTGGGATTAATTGCAGCTTAACGAGCCACCCGTTCCGTCATGGAACAGCTACGTATGCAGTGCTCACTCATTACGCCTGTAATCAGTTTGTGCAGGGCGATGGTGCCAGTAGCAACATGTTCCTGGTAGATTCGAACTACTACCGGCTTCATGCAGCTGGTTCTATGGGAACAGCTCCGGTTGCATTTGCAGCAGAACACCACGCTCGTATCGCTCCAATTTATCGAAGAGTGGTCTACGGGGTGCAGCGAGTTCAAGGCGTAACGACCGGCAAGTATATGTTCGGCTGCTCTAAGTTCGTCGGGTTTTCGGAATATATCCACGACACCAACGGCTTTCAGAATGAGGCGTCATTTGGCATTGCCAGCTGCACGGTTGACTTCAACCTAGACCGGCCAGTGCAGCACGTCGAAGCTGGCAAGGTAACACTGATGACAGGCGGCTGCCTGATGTCCTACGATGGCGAGCGCATTGTGGAGAATGGGTTTATAACCGCCCCGAAAATCGTAGAGTCGCGAGTTGTTAGTTCCGGGGGTGCTGTCATCAACGCAGCGCACAAATATTGTGCAATTTGGGAGTGGGTTGATGCACAGGGGAACGTGCATCGTTCAAGCCCTTCCAACATTGAAACAGTCGAGCCTTCAAGTGGCACGACAAACATTGTCGAGATTGAAGTCCTAGAGCTGCCAATCACCAATAAGCGAACGGACTACCTAACCCAGGCATTTAAGAACGACGCTCGCTGTGTTCTCTACCGAACAATGCCTACCGGCTCAGTGTTTTATCGGTACGCAGAAGCGGAGTGTGTGAAGACCGGCAAAACAATTCAGTTTGAAGATAAGGGCAATTTCTACTCAACGAGCGATGTGCTTCTTGAGGACAACGAGCAGCTGTACACTACAGCTGAATTGTCCAACGGATTTATCGGTAGCTGCACAGACATCGCAAAGCACAAGTCTCGCATCTTCGCTCGAACAACTGAGAATATCGTCAATTGCTCCAAACCGCTCTTTGAGGGTGACGCTCCTGCATTTGTCACAGATCAACTTGCCTACAACATTATCCTTGATGGCGAATCGAACCCCATCACATGCATCGAGTCGAATCTTGAGCATCTGCTAATTTTTACTGATGAGAACGGCTACATTTTAGCGGGTGATGGCCCTGACGCATTTGGAACTGGCGGTTTTTTAAAGCCCCGCAAGTTTGCCCCTGGCATTGGTGTGCTGGCCAATTCGCCTCACACAGTAACTCGTGACGGTGCATTTCTGGTCACCACGCGAGGTATCTATTTGGTGAAAGCGAACCTCAGCATCGAATACATTGGTGCAGCGGTTGAGGACATCATGGCGAGCCACGCCGGGATTGTTCTAAGTATCGATGTTCTGGATGGCACGAACGAGGTTCTAATTGCACTCAACAATAATGCGAGTGGCGGCAGTGATACCATCCTGCGCTACAACTACGCTTACAAGCAGTGGACTCGTGACCTCGTTGGCTACGCTTCAACGAATAGCCAAGTGGACGCTTGCGTGTTGAGTGGCAACTATTACCGGCTAACTTCAGACGGCTACTTACATAAGCAGACGCCTGGCGGCTCTACATTCCAGGACTCAAGCACTGGCTCAAACGTTAGCTACAACATGGTTCTCAAAACTGGCTTCATCCCACGCGCTGGACTCCAGAAGTCCCAACGCATGTATCGGTGGATGTTGCTGGGCGACTACCTAAGTGACTTTACGCTAACGGTTAAGACTTTCACGGACTACAGCGGCAGCGCAGACACAACATTCACCAAGTCTGTCACAAGTAGCTTCGACAATCCTATGCAGTTCCGTGGGCACATCGACAAGCAAAAGAGCCAGGCCATAGCCGTAGAGATTACAGCGGCAGGAGCCGGCGCATGCGCCACTCTTGACAGCCTTGCTCTTGAAGTAGGCCGACGACCTTCGAAGACTTCAATCAAACTTCCAGCAACGGAGACGCTCTAATGGCTCGAACAATTAGCGCACGCCGACCAGTAGGGCCTGCTGGATACGGTGCAACAGCACAGCAGATTATGGATGAGATGGCTCGCCGAAACCCCGGTGCATTCCTGGGAGACAGGCGAGCACAGGAAGCCATGGCTCTGCGGGTACTTCAGGGAATTGGTGAGCAGGAGCTAGCCAGGGATGTGGCCCACCAGGGCAGAGCAGCTCAGGCCATTATGGCCGCTAATCAGCAGGAGACTCGTCGAGCTATCGATCGAGAACGCTTGGAAGATATGAAGGCAGCGGCGGATGACTGGCGGCCAAAGGTTGCGCGAGTGGCTGGTGCAGTAGCTCCTGCGTTAGCGCTTGCAGGGATGGCGTATGAACAATATGCGGGACAAGACCCAGCGCCTGACCCAGAACAAAACGAACTGATTGACCCGATTCCATTTCGCCCAAGGCCAGAGGAAAGCATGGCTTTTGACGAGGGCCGTGTGGCTAGGGCGATGGAGAGCCTAACCCCTGAGCAGGTTCGCCTTGGTGAGCTAATGACGCCAAACGTTGCACGGGAAGACAAGCTTGAGGCCCGCCAAAAACTAAGGGCCGAAGACCAAGACCGCAGGAGAAGGTGGCTGCGTCTTATGTTGGAAGGTGCCCCAGCTAATCCTTACGTCGGAATGGAGGGGTACTAATGCCTAGCTATTCAAACGAATCAGATGAAGCTCTCGCGGCATACGAAGATGCTGTATCGTCTGGAACAAGCACGCCGGGTTACTCCCAGCCTTCAAGGAATACTTCAAGAGGGCGTCAGGGTAATCCTCAAGGTAGTTCTACCTATGACCGAGCTGATAGTGTCACGGGTCAGGATATCGTCGATTACGCCCGCAGTCAGGGGCTAGATGTCAACAGCGTCGAAGATGTTCGAAAGGCTACGGGTGGATCATTCCAGCAATCATATATCGATGAAGTTGCCGAATGGAAAGGCCGCCGCGATGCGGGGCTAGAAGGTGACCGAGCCCTAGCCATGGCTGAACAGCTTAAGGCACGGGCAGAAGGTACAGCAGGCCCCTCGTTCGCAGAGCAGGAGCTACAGAAGCGAATTGGTACAGCAGCTCGTGGTCAAGTTGGCGCGGCGCAGCGAGTCGGTGGGCGCTTCGCGGCAGGTGCAGCTAGAGCCGGGACACAAGCATCTGACAGACTCAGGGCAGCCGGTGACACAGCCGTCACTGCTCTGCGGCAAATGGAGCAGCAGCAAGCTCAGCAGCAATACGACCAGTTCATGCTGTCAGCAGAGCAGGGTGCAGCTAACGCTGCCCTCGCCAGAGAACAGATGGAGTTTCAACGCCAGCAAGCTGAAGACGCTGGAAATGATGCGTTGTGGTCTGGGATTCTAGGGGCACTGGGCGCCATCGGTGGCGGATTTTTGGGAATGGCCGGAGGGCCTGCGGGAATTATTGCAGGAGCTGGAGCTGGCTACCAAGTTGGCGCAGGCACTGGCAGCGCAATTTCTGACGAACGCCTCAAGACAAACGTCAACCCACACGAAGGCATGGAAGGCGCTTACCAGTTCCTCGATGCCTTGGATGGCGCACGCTACGACCTCCCAGCTACACGAGAGCAGGGCAGCTATGGCGTCATGGCACAGTCTGCTGAACGCACACCCATGGGCCGCAGCTTCGTAGAGCAGACCCCGCAAGGTGTCCGCACGCTGAACCCAGGCAAAGGTTTCAACGCACTGCTACTCGCACAGAAGAGTTTGCACGAACGACTAAAACGATTGGAAGGGGGTGAGTGATGGATGAAGAAGATGCGCTATTAGCTTTTCTGGAGAGGGCAATTAACGAAGACGAGCAGCCGCAGGTGGCTCCTCCCACGGCAGTGCAGCAGCCGGTTCAGCCCGCGCCACAGAAAAAGCCTAGCCGAAACATCGCTTTTGTTGGTGGCACTACCCCACAACAGAAGGCTGAGGCTGATGTGCAGCCTGAAATTGTCGAGCCAGAGCCTGAATATCAAGCCCTTGCGCGGGAGCTTTATGAGGACGCTAGCCGAATGCCTGGCCGATTGGCAGCTCAACGGGCAAGTGCAGCAGAGCAGTACGCTACAGGCGTAGAGGCACAGCGTGGGATGGCACAACAGCGCATGGATGCCCTTGATGCCCACGGCCAGCAAATTCAGCAGATTTGGGATGAGGCGACCACCCAAAGGCGCAAGCTACAGCGGGCCCAGAACATTGAGCGTACGCTTCGGGAACGAGCGAGGCAAAAAGCCCGTGCTGATGTCGCTGATGTGAACGACCGTATTACCAACTTCAAGGTGGACCCTAACGGTGCGTTCCCAACGCTTGGCGGTAAGATTATGGCTGCTATTTCGATAGCGGTAGGTGCGTTTGCGCAGGGGCTTAGTAAGGGTCAAATCCCTAACACCGCTCTTCGGATTATCACCGATGCAGCCAACCGCGACATTGAAGCGCAAAAGGTACAACTCTCAAGTCTTCGAACTTCTGCACAAAACCAAAATAACCTTTACTCCCAGCTCCTCACAGAACACGCCAACGAGGAGCGTGCTGAACTTCTGGCAATGAATGGAGCGCTAACGTTTGCCAAGTCTCGCATCCAGCAGGCTATGAACGTGTTTGCAGGTGAGAAGTCTAAGGCAGCCTTGCAGCAGTTGATGGGCGCTCTCGATAACAAGTCCTCCGAGTTGACCTTGCAGAATATCCAGAACCGCGCCACCGATGAGCGTGCAGCACTCAGTTCAAGAGCGCAGGCTATTGGGCTGATGAGGCCAAAGGGAACGGCGGCGGGGAGCGGAAACAGAGCCAAGGAGTCTATTAAAGAGGTTATCAATGGGCTTCAAGAGCTTGCCACATTGTCAGAGGAGATTGAGGGTCAAAGTGGCTTTCTGTCAGAAGCGCAGCGAATAGGGTCTGGTGTCGCTCTTTGGGCTGGTATGGATAAAGCCGCCCAGCAGATTGGCAGTGAAAAGCACCAGGAATTCAACACGCGAGTAACGGGTGCGGCACAAAAGCTCATGAAAGCCTATCAAGGTTCAAAGCCTTCAGATCGAGATTGGGCTGTTTTCATCGGCATGTTTCCAATTCTTTGGCAAACAGGCGCCACTCGCAAAAATCAGATAACGGCGCTTACCAATACCCTGCTAGCTGCAACCGATGGCGGCAAAAGGAAGATGCGACCGGGTGACCTTTGGCGCAGCTACAAGGCAAACCCCGATCTTCATCAGGGTGCAATCCGCATCAACGAAAAGACTATGATTGAAGACGCGCAAAACTTCACAGGAGCCTTCGGCCTCCCTAGTGCAGATAGGTAATCCACGATGCCCATGATGTTCAGTACAGAGTTGGATGATTACCGCTTCGTTCCAGATGACGAGGTAGATGCCCGACTACGCACAGGACAATGGGGCTTTGATGGAGACACCAACGTTCACGTTCAGCTTGGCGATGGCACTTACACCCAGCGCCCTGCATCAGAGCTTGGGGCTGTGTATAGCAACGGTGGCGCTTACGACCCTGTATCTGCTCGTGTGGCCCGAAACGAAAAGAAGGAATGGGAAGGTAAGGGGGCTTTAGCGGCAACGGCGGGTGTATTTCGTGGCCTAACGTTTGGCTTAAGTGATGCTGGTCTAGCTGCATTGCCAGGAATTGACGAGGAAGACCTTCGAAATCTTGAGGAGTACAACAAAGCCGAAAGCATGACCGGCGAGCTAGCCGGGATGATTGTGCCTGCCTTTTTTACTGGTGGTGCTTCCGCAGCAGTGTCGGGTTCGAGTATCGCAGCGCGTGCTGCATTGGCTAGCGGCAAAGCAATGCGGGGTGTGGCTAAGTATACCCCGGCAGGTGTGACCGCAAAGGTTGGTCAGAAGGTCACTGGTAGGGTGATGGGTGCCATACCTGAAGGCGCGAGCCTAACCCAAAAAGCAATGCGTACAGGCGCGGCGCTAGGTGTTGGTGGTGGCGTTGAGGCTGGAATCTACGGCGGGCATCAGTTCGTCGGTGACATGCTCGTCGATGAAGAGGCGTTGGGCCGCCCAGAGACTACAGCCGATGAGCTTCTCTCCACGGTCGGCTACGGGATTGGTGGCGGTGCTGTACTGGGGGCAGGTGCGCCAGCTCTTGCTAAGGGCTTCCAGAAGATAGGTGAGACAGTAACTGATAACTTCGTCACTCAAACCTTGGGTAAAGGTTGGGACTGGTTAACCACCAAGCTCCATGACATGGACTATGATGCGTGGAGAAAAGCTCAAACTGATGACGATTATCTTTTCTTTGCTACTAGTGGGAAAAAGCGCAGTGAGCTTGAGGATGCCGTTGTAAATCAAACGGCTGACGTTACTGATAACATTCTAGATACGTTTGAAGACTTAAACGCTGCCGCATATGGGCCTGAGAAGCGTCGTAAGTTAGCTGAAATCGTAGAGCCGGAAAATGGTGAAGTTGCTGCTTCCACTGCTATCGACTTGCTTCGGAATATTAAGAACGCCTCTACTGAGCTTACGAAGAAAGGCCGTGCCCAAGAGTACGACCTTCCTGGCATCAATGAGATTAAAGACGCCTCAACTCACTACCTCGCGAAACTGAAAGAGCGCATTGGTAAGCGTGGGGAGCAAATTGACCAAGCAGAGGTTGCAATGGAAGGCTTTATGCCAACTAGTGCAGTTGATGCAGTCCTTGAGCCAGCCCCCCTAAAGGACCCTGATAAGTTAGCCGCTGATGTCTTCATCATGATGGATGAGTTTAAGAAGCACCTTGGTGGGCGATGGGCAAAGTATTCAAGAAAGAGTTTTGAAACCTTAACGCCAGCGCAGCGCAACTCAAGCAATGAGGCGGGCGGCACCTATGCAACGGTTGCTGAGTTCCTTCAGGACCCTAAGATGTGGGGCAAGCCTGCTGCTGATCTACAACGCGAAGTAAATACTGCATTCAGCAGAGTTCAAAACGCTTTCCAGCATCCCCAAGGTTTCCGTTCGCGCTTCACGGTTCCCGTGGCGGCAGAGTCTGGCGCAAAGAAGCAGGTGGCTTCTAGCAAGTCCAAGCTAAAGACATTTGTTCGAGGCTTTGGTGAAACAAGAAACGCCGACAGAGAGCGCATCTTTAACGAGTTCACCGACCGCTTCAGGGCTTACGTTAACAGCGTTGAGAAACACTATGGTGTTGCTGGCAAACGAGGCCAGGATGTTGTTCGCCAGATTGATGAGGCCCATAAGTCCTGGGCCGACTACGGCGCAAAGATGGACGTGTTCAACGATATCAAGCACGTCGTACAGAACAAATCAGAATTCTATATGTCTGACTTGGCCGTGGGTGGAGCAACGGCAATCTATAACCCTGTAGCACTTCCGCTCGCCGTTGCAGCCAAGTCTATGATGGCTCCCGGCACTGTGCTTAGAAAGCAGGCAGCGGTCGCACGCATTAAGGCTAGTGTGAATGGCCGGCTACACGAGGCTGTTGACCGGGTAGCTGAAGGTATGCGGACAGGCACGACCGGGAACTGGGAGATGGGTCTTGCTACAGGTGGGCGTCGAATCTTCGCACTCACTGCCCA